GCACCCGGCGTAATCGTGATATTCGAGCCTGCGGTCAGACTTGCCAGCGTGTATCCCGTTCCGTTGCCAATGAGCAGTTGGCCATTGGTAGGTACGGTCGATAGGTTCGTTCCACCGTTTGCGACCGGCAACACGCCGCTAATATCGCCGACAGGAACCGTTGCGACGGTCGATAGAAAACCAGATCCGCTCGACCCTTGGGTCTTGAGATAGCCAGATGAAAATGAATTGAGCGCCGTTGCGCTCGGAACCGATGCGTCGGGAGTTCGAACAATGTACGTCGCTGCGGAGGATGCTCCGCCAGACGCTCCTGCCGCACCCGTAGCGCCAATTGCACCCGACAGCGTGATAAGTGAACCAATAGGAATCACCGTCGTAGGAATCGCATTTGGGATTCCGAGAACGCCTGCAAGTGGGTTTTGTAGGGTTACCAGCAAGCCGTCTACCGATGTAACCTGCAAGTAGCCGCATCCCTGAACCGATACAAAAAATTGTCCAGCAACCGACTCTGGAAGAAACGAAGTGTTCGCAACCGCAACGACAACCGATGCTCCAAACGTCGGAACTACAAACGACGCGGTCGTATACGAGAACGCATTTTCCCCGTTCGCGCCGTTTGTTCCGTTAGTACCCGCAGCACCCTGTGGTCCGGGGACGTTCACGACAACCGGAACGGTATCGCAAGGCTGGCAACAGCCGGTTGAAGAAACAAGTTGCGACGGCATATTTTTCCTTTGCCAGACCGTCAAGTCCAGCGAGAACTAATGCAAGGCCAAACTATGCCAGAGCAAGTGTCAGAGCATCCATTGATCGACCACAAGTACGGGATTCGTTCGCCCGTCAAGATTCCAGACCTAGAACTGGAACTCTACGCATTCAGAAATCGGCTCCAACCGAATGAGGGCGGACTAGGTACTTTCGATCATTTTCGTAACGCCACGAAAATGTTATGGCCGAAGATGAGCTGGAACCCGTGGCTCGAAGCACAAGTCGAAGGTCTTTGCGAACACGACTACGTCGGATGGGCAGGTTGCGGCGCGAGCGGAAAGACTTTCGGCGCGACGCTCTTTGCGACTGTTTGGTGGTTGGCCAACCCTTCCAAGACAACCGTTGTTCTCACGTCTACAACGGCAAAGATGATCCGAAAGCGTATGTGGGCCAATCTTCAGGATCTTGTTCGAAAATCACGCGGATTCCCCGGAAACATGGTCGATTCGAAGATGAGTCTTCAAGCCATCAAAGGCGACGACCGACACTCCATTTCCGCTATCGCCGTCGCCGAGGGCAACACATCAAAGGCTGTGGCCAACATTCAGGGCATCCACGCCGAGCGTGTGATGGTTATTATCGACGAAGCTACGGATACGCCTGAAGCGGCTTTCGAAGCGTGTACGAACCTTTCTAAGGGTTGCCGCGAGTTTAAGATGTTGGTCATCGGAAACCCCGCCTCAAAGTTTGATCCGCACGGACGCTTCTGCACACCGGCAAAAGGCTGGCGCAGTGTAACGATTGAAGATCAGCATTGGCTAACAGAACGCGGGATGTGCCGACGCTTTGACGGCATGAAGTCGCCCAACATCAGCGAGGGCCGCACGAAGTATCCGTACCTCATTACTCAGGATCAGGTCTTGTCGGCTATGCGGCATGAGGGCGAGCAAAGCCCTACGTTTTGGAAGTACACACGCGGATTCTGGTCGCCGGACGGCATGGTCAAGACGGTTCTGTCCGAATCGCTGATTGAGACGCACACACCTACAAAAAGTTTGGTGTTTACGACCAATGTTCAAATCGTTGCCGGTCTTGATCCGGGCTTTGGCGGCGACAGATGTATCCTTCGCTTTGCCAAAGTTGGCACCGCAAACGACAAGGTCAGCATACTTTTTCAAGACATCATCCACATATCCGTCAACGCTCAGTTAACGGAGCCGGTGCATTACCAGATAGCCAATCGGGTCAAAGAAGAATGCAACAAGCGCGGCGTTCCACCGGACAAATTTGGTCTGGATTCAAGCGGTGAAGGCGGTGGATTGGCCGACATCTTGACTCGCGAATGGGGTGTAATTCATCGCGTCGAGTTCGGTGGCTCGCCATCAACCATTCCCGTCAGCGACGAGGACAGTAGGCCATGCAATGAGGCTTACGATAGAAAGGTAACGGAACTCTGGTTCTCGATGCGTAAATGGGCCGTTGAAGAGCGCCTTGGAGGCATGGATATCGAGACGTTGCAGGAGTTCTGCGCCCGTATGTTCGATGATTCCAAGCGGAAGATATCGGTCGAATCCAAGACCGTGATGAAGCAACGGACAGGAAAATCGCCTGATTTGGCCGACGCTGCTGTAGTCTTGCTTGATCTGGTGCGCAAAACTGCTGTTTTAGAGCCGCGCTTTACGAAGATGGATAAGGTCTGGGAAAAGCTAGTGAAGGACGCAGATTCAATTTACTACGACGAAACGATTGAAGCATGAGCAAAACCACTGGTTACAAAGTTCTGAACGAACACATGGTCATCCCCGGCGGATGGCATTACCGCATTCCCGAGACTGGCATTGAAGTACCCGGAGGATCGTGGGCGCAGCTCCATGAGTTTGTTCGCAATCACTACACGGCAAACGCGATTCAAATCCCGAGCAACCTTGACGATTTAATCACCGAATATGCGTGTCGTAACGGTGCCGATTGCTCTTACAACGAAGTTAATGTTCCCAAGCCAGAGGGACGTAAATCGCTTCAGATCGGAGACGTCATCCGATTCAGCATGAGTCTTCTCCACGGACTTACGGTTGGCGGCGGTAAGGTTGATCAGGCGGAGGCGAATAGGCGCGCAAGCATCTGCTCGACCTGCGTTTACAATCGAAAACCACTTGGATGCACCGGATGCAACGCCCGTGTGCTAAAGGATGCTGTCAAAACTTTCTCTCAACACGGCAGCACTCCGGTAGACGAAAGCCTGCAAAGCTGCGAGTTTTGCGGTTGCTTTATCAGAAGCATGGTTTGGTTTCCCATTGAAACCCTTCATAAATTCTCGGACGCTACAGAGAACGAAAACCTTCCGGCTCACTGCTGGAAAAAACGACCATGTACGGAAACCTAGCCCAACTGCCGCTTGAAACTATCAACGAAGACGGCAAAGCGCCTGAAACGCGCATAGCCGACGCGGCATCCGCTCGCGAAATCTTTCAGAAGCTTATCATGGCTGATGAGCTGCGTAATAGTACGCGAGCCAAGCTGCGCGGTCTGGTCGATGGAAATCCTCCGTACAATCCAGCAGAACTGCGTCGCAACAACCAAGCGTTCCGCACCAACGTCAACTTTCGTGAGTCGGAAGCGTTCCTCACGCTGGCGATGTCCGCCTTCTACGACGTGTTCGCCGAGGTTCCGACCTACACGAACATTCGTACCGCGTACGGTAATGACATGGATAAGCGGGAGGAATGGTCGAAGATTATCACGGAAGAGTTTGACCGGCTCCAGAAGCTCGACAAGGACTTCGACTACATTATGCAGCTCTCGCAGCGTGAGATGGTTCTCATTGGCGATGGTCCGCTGATCTTTGAGGACAACACCAACTGGCGCTGCAAAGCCATCATGGCGACGGACCTGCTCGTCCCAGACGGCACTAAGTCAAACGTGAGCGACTGGAAGGTAGCTTGCGTCCGTACGCGCATGGGCGTGGATGATCTGTTCGAGAAGATCCAAGACGAAAAGGCGGCAAAAGCTTCCGGTTGGGATGTCGATTATGTCCGTCAGCGCATTCGTGCGGCGATGCCTGAGCCGTATCGTTCTGGCGTTCAGTACGACTGGGAGTTCTTCCAGAAGCAGCTTCGCTCGAACGACATCACGTTCAGCGCACGTTCCGAGGTCGTGTTGATGTGCCACGTTTTCTACAAGGAATTCGATGGCCAGATCAGCCATGTAATCATCGATGAGCGCGACAGCGAGAGCTTTATGTATCGCAAGCTTCGCCGGTTCAGCCGGTGGGAGCAGGTCATTCATCCGATGTACTACGACCGTGGCGACGGCGAGCATCACGGCGTTAAGGGCTTAGGCATCAAGATGCTTCAGCCGATGGAGCTAAAGAATCGTCTTCGCTGCTCAATGGTAGACAGCGCGTTTGCGAGGACTCAGATCCTATTCCGACCCCTGAACGCCAATGCGCTGAGCAAGACAAGCGTCGTACAGCAAGGACCGTATGCCATTCTTCCGCCAGATTACGAAGTCGTTCAGCAGAATATTGCTGGAGTTCTGGATGCTCCAATGGCGGTCAATGCGGACCTTGAAAATGTTCTTCAAGGCAATCTCTCTCAGTATCGCCAATCGCTCAACAAGCCGCAGGGCAACCCACGGACAGCGACGGAAGTCCAAGCCATCGTCTCACAGCAGTCCGCAATCGGTAAGACGCAGTTGAGCCGGTATTACACTCAGCTCGATTCCTTCTTTGAGGAACGGTACAACCGCGCTTCGAATCCTAATCTGAACCCGATTACGAAGTCCGATAAGGACGCCATCGAGTTCCAGCGTCGATGCAAAGAGCGCGGCGTTCCGGTGCAGGCAATGATCGACATCGACTACGTTGAGGCGACTAGGACTGTGGGCCAAGGTTCTCAGTTTGCTAAGCAACAGCTTCTCGGTTCGCTTCTCCAGTTGTCCGGTTCGCTTCCAGAGGGCGGCAAAATTAACCTGCTCAAGGACTATATTGCCGCACAGGTTGGCCAACAGATGGTGGATCGTTATCTGCCCTCTCAGCTCCAGTCGTCTCGTACGCAGGATCAAGCCGCTCTGGCTGTTCTGGAGCATGCCTCACTGCGTCAGGGCAACATGCCGCTCGTCACCGACACGCAGAATCAGATCATCCACATCGAGACTCACCTTGGCGCGGCGAACGAAGCAGCGTCATCGCTTCAAGGTGGCGGTAACCCAGAGGAAATCATGCTCTTCATGCAGGGTATTGGTCAGCATGTTCAGCAGCACATCCAGCGCCTCGCAACCGATCCGTCGCGCAAGCAGCAGGTCGATGCGTACGTCCAGCAGCTTGGAATGCTCGGGCAGACCGTTGAGCAGCTTGGTCAGATGCTCCAAGAGCAGCAGCAAGCGATGGCGCAGCAGCAGCAGGCTCAGGCAATTCAGCAAGGCTCCGATCCTCGTACAGCCGTGATGAACGCGGAGGTTCAGGCGAAAATCGCTCGCCAGAACGCCGAGACTATGGCCAACATTCAGCGTCAGAACACGAAGGCGATGGCAGATTTGTCACGCCGGAATGCGAAGACAACCGCTGATATTCAGCGTGCGAATGCAACTGCGGAATCCAACTTGTCGCGTCAGGGATAAAATATGGAAAACGAACAAAATGTCGCTCAATTCATCGCCGATCAGTTCCCTAAAATGGGAGGATGGTGCGATCCGAAAAAGGGGCTTGAAATTGCCAAGCTTGTCCTCGAATCAAAGCCTCAAAGGATTGCTGAAGTAGGTGTTTTTGAAGGCAAGTCAACGCTTGCTCTAGCCTACGCATGCAAGCTCAACGGAAGCGGAACCGTTTACGCCATCGACTCTTGGAAGAAAGAGGACTGTATCGATGACGAGTCTACTGCGAATCAAGAGTGGTGGGCTACGCTTGATCTGGACAGGCACTACGAGGCTTTTGTTGGGCACACAGTTCGCGCTGGAGTCGTGAAGAATATTCAGTTCTGCCGCATGTCTTCGTGGGACGCTTCACGATTTCTGCCGGACATGGACATGGTTCACATCGATGCCAATCACGCCGAATGGCCGTCTACGAGCGATGTCGTCAACTGGCTCCCAAAGCTAAAGGTTGGCGGCTATCTGGTCATGGACGATGTGAACTGGGATTCAACTCAGACAGCCATCAAGTTTGTCCTCAAGCGTTGCGAATTTATCTCGCGATTTGACCTTAACGAGAGCGTATTTGCCATCTATCGAAAGTTAAAGTAACCCCGTGGAAACGGTCGTTATCACGGTGCGAGGTTCTTCTCGCATCCCGCGCTTAAAAGAAAACCTTGAATCCGCTGGAATCAATAGCTATCGGATTTTCTATGGTCTTGATGGGAAGAAGTCTGGGCTAAAGGCCAGCATTCCGTACGAGGTCGATAACCCCGGCTCTGGATACACAATCTGCCACAAGCATGTCGGATGCACGATGTCGCATTGGATGCTCTGGAACGCCCTAGAGTTTGATCCAAACACTCCTGAGATGGTCATGGTGCTTGAGGATGACATCTTGTTCAGGCCGAACTGGCGCGAGACGGTTGAACGCGCTCTAACCAAGCTTCCTGAGAATTGGGATTTGCTCTATCCCGGCTCATGCTGCGTTCACGGCAAGATTAGCCGTGAGTATGATTCCAATCTGTTCGAGGGGATGCCGCTCTGCACCCACTGCTACGTTGTCCGAAAGAAGGCGCTGAAGACGTTAATCGAGACGAACGAGAAAATTTACGCTCCGATTGATTTGCAGATGTATTTCAACAGCAAGCATCACCTCAACTGCTTCACAATTTTCCCGCGTGTCGCCGATCAAGAGGGAATGAATTTAGCCGACTAAAACTATGGGTTCACCATTCAACGGAGACACATTCATTGAGCAGGAGTTTCTTTACCTCAAGGAACGCTTCGAGCTGACGACTGCGGTCGAAACAGGAACGCACGAAGGTGATACGACCATCTGGTTGGCCAAGAACTTCCTGAAGACGGTTTCCTGCGAACTCGACAATGATCGGGTTGAGAAGGCGAAGGAACGGTTTAAGCGCGAGAACGTCTACGTCGAGATGTTCGAAGGTAGCAGCGATGCCTGCATGAACTGGTTCATCCCGCATCACGGCGTTGGACACGACACAATCTTCTTCCTCGACGCGCATTGGAACGACTATCTGCCGCTTCTCGAAGAGCTTGAGGCAATCAATCGGTTCGATATTCATCCAGTCATCGCAATCCACGACTTCAAAGAACCCACCGGACAACTTGGGTACGACGCTTACAAAGAACATGAAATATGTTTTGGATACGTTAAAGAGAAGCTAGACGCTATTTATAGGGCTAAAACTTTAACTCAGCGTTATGGCTATAGCTACTACTACAATCATCCGAGCCGATGCACAGGTGCGCGACGTGGCATCATCTACATCCTTCCAAACCGATGAAAGTTGATTTCGAGAATACACCGACCTTCATTGTCTCAAAACCTGAGGGCGAAAAGGAGAAGCGGTGCATCAGATACATGAAGTCGTTCGGAATTGATGCGGTTCCGATTTACGGCTTTCGTTCGCATAACTGCGGCATTTCAACCGACTACTATCACACTCGCGAGAAGGAGAAGGCGAAGTGCAAGACCATCGTCGCCGGACTTAGTCACTTCTCCGTCTGGTCGGCCATCAAGTGGATGGTTGAATCGAAGGTAACCGATCATCGCACCTTCTTGATCGTCGAGGATGACGTTGAGTTTCTTGACGAGAACTGGAAAGCAAAGGCCAATGACAACCTTCAGTTCCTTCCGAATGATTGGCACGTCGTCTACCTCGGAAGTTGCTGCACCGACCCCATCGAAGATCACGGTTACATCGCATCAAACCTCTACAAACTAGTGAGAGGCATGTGTACCCACGCATATCTTGTAAATTACGAGGGCGTTTGTAAGCTCCTCGAAACGAATCAAAAGGTCTGGGCACCAATCGACATCCAGATGCTGGTCGATTCAATGCCAAGGATGAACTTCTACGGGGTTCTTCCAAGGTTAGCTACGCAGGAGAACACAAACTTGTATCCATGATGAAAGACATAATCCGAAGTCTGTCCCTCAAAGCTCTCAAACGATTTGCAACGGGCGGCGATGGTCCGGCGGATCTTCTTCAGGAAATCGAAGACCTTCGCAAAACGCTTGAGATTCGAACCAAAGAACATGACGAGCATTTGACCGAGGTCCGCGAGGAGCGCGATCATTGGCTCGCTCTCTACGATGAAGTCAAATTCGCTGCCGAGTTTCTAATGAGCTACGCAAAAAATGACGTCCCCAAGCTGAGTGAACAAACCGATTGGGAGACTGGCAAAATCGTCCTGCCGCAGGAAACGGGGACGTACTACTTCAACCCGGCAATCATGCTCGAACCAGATGGTCGAATCATGCTTTTCGCCCGTCGCTGCCGTAACAAGCGCGAGAAGGACGAGGATGTCTACATCGAGAAGAACGACATCGTCATCTTCGAACTGAGTCAGGATCTTCGCGCCACAAAGAAGTCTTTGACCCAGTTAATCTCCCACTACCCCCTCGAACAATTCGAAGACCCTCGCGTCCTAAAATTCGGCGACAAGTACGGGCTTGCGTGCTGCACATTCGTCCCGTTCAAGAGTTACGCGCACCAAGGAATGTTCCTTCTGGACAAGCATTTCCTGAACGTAGGCCGTTTCGACATGATCTACGGCAACAACTACGCGCAGGCCATGATCAACGATGGGCATGAGAAGAACTGGCTCTACTTCGTCCACGATAATGCGCCACACATGGTGTATTCGGCCAACCCACACGTCGTTGTACGCCTTAATGGGCGTTTAGAGAAGGAGGAGGAATACGTCACCGACGAGTTCAATCCGCTCTGGAAGTTTGGCGAGGTGCGCGGAGGCTCCAATCCGATCCTATGCGACGGCCTGTACTGGACCTTCTTCCACAGTTCGCTGCCGTGGATCAACAAGAAGCGCCGCTACTACATGGGTGCCTACGCTTTCGAAGCGAAGCCGCCTTTCCGCATCGTTCGCATGACGACGCTGCCGCTTCTGACTGGAACGAATCAGCAAGATTGGTGGCCGGGATTGCCTGCGGTCGTATTCCCGTGCGGCGCATTCTTCGATACCGCAAAGAATAAGTTTGTCGTCTCGTACGGCATCAACGATGTGGACTGTGGTTACATCAAGATTCCGTTGGCCGACTTGCTTGAGGTGACGAAGGTGATTCGACCCAAGCGTGACGTCGTCAACAAAGAGAACCCGATCAAACTCGACGAAGTTCTCGATCCAATTCCGCAGAGACATAAACTAAAACGAAACAAGAAATCAAAGTATGATGAACTGGCTAAGAGGCTCGACGAAGAACCGCAAGGAGATGGCGAAAAGCCTGATGGACTTGCCTGAGGTAGACATTCTCGAATGGACAACGGCTGGCCAACAGGGCGAACTTGCGCTTATTTTACGAAATCCGATTCTTCGGATGGCTTTACGCATCGTGGCTGAGTCGATGCCGGTGCCTATGCCCTCCCAAGGAAGCAAGGAATCGGACATTGTTTTCGCTGCTGGTGTAACCGCTGGCTACGCTCATTGCCTCGAAAACATTCGAAAACTTGCAGTAACCGACACAACGAGAGAACCTGAAGCAACATTTGAAAAACAATACTAACATTTTATGGAAGAACCACTGAACTCACCGACCGTTAACTCCGCGCAAACGCCTGATTTCGAAAGCTCCTTCATCGAATCTTTCAAGGCTAACACTCTTGAGGATGCTGCCGCTGGAGAGGCTAGTGCAAAAGCTTCGCAAGTAACCGAGGAGCCTAAGCAAAAGAAGCAAACGCAGCCTAAATCCGACGCGAACACCAAGCTCAGCAAGTCTGAGATGGATATCGAGCGGATGTTCAGTCCGAAGGAGAAGGCTCCAGCTACCGAGGAATCCTCGGCTACTGATGACTCTGGCATCCCTGAGTCCATCAAATCCACGAAAGCCGCTGATGCTTTCCGCAAGATCAAGGAAGAGAAGGCGCAGTTGGCCAAGCAGCTTGAAGAGATGAAGTCTGGCAAGGTTGCCAATCCGAACTTCGAAGCTCAACTCAAGACTTTGCAGGAAGAACGCGACACGCTTTCCGAACGTGTTCGACTCCTCGACATTGAGCGCCATCCCAACTTTGTCAAAAAGTACGAAGGCAAGATTACCGGCGTGTTCGACTCGATGAAATCTGTCGTTGGCACGGATGGCGACAGGCTTGTTGGCCTGCTCAAGTCGCCTGAGAACGATTATCGGAACTCGCAGATCGACGACATCGTTGAGGGTCTTTCGCCCTCTAAGAAGGCGAAGCTTGGCGCTCTGATCGTCAAGTACGACGAGATTAACGGCGAGAAGTCTGCGGAGATGTCAGAGGCGAAGTCCGATTACGACTCGATCATTTCGAAGTACCAGCAGGACAACGAGGAAGGCACTCGCGCTGCATTGGAGTCGGCCAATAAGACTTGGACAAAGGTCAGCGAGAATGCTCGCGCTCTGGAAATCTTTGAGCCGCGTGAGAACGACGACGAATGGAATACGGAACTAACTGGCCGACTTAGCCTCGCGCAGCAGATCTTCAATGGCGAGAACAGCGAAGAAGACCTCGCGAAGGCCGCTCTGTGGGCCGCTGCCGCGCCGAAATACCGTGAGCTTCTCTACTCTCAGGTCGAGGTAAACAAGCGCTTGCAAGCCGAACTAGCGAAGTATCGAGGCAGTGAACCCGGTGTTAGCTCGAAAGCAACGGCTGGCGGCTCCCGTGCATCAAATGCGAATGGTTCGAAGAGCGAGGACTTCGTCACGAACGTCCTGAAGTCGTTAGGACGCTAACCTTACGCGTAGAAGTAATTATCCCCCGGTGGTTTTTGTTACCGCTGGGGGATTTTGCTTTGAATCACTTACGATACGGACCACTGCCGCCTTTATAAGGGCCGCTTCCACTTGGAGCAGGCTTCGGCTTAACCGGAGGCTTCGGCGGAGGAGACTGCTTGTAAGGTCCGCTGCCACTCCCCTTAACAGACGGTGAACCTTTGTACGGTGCGTTATTGCTCATTTGTCCTTTGGTAGTGCATACCAGCCTTCGTGGATGATGATGCGGTTATTACTACGCACCGTTTTGCCGGTAGAGTCAACCACCCAAACCTTAGCCTTAACGCTCTCAGCAAGGCGCACAGGCTCACCGTGGGGGACGTAAATCACCCGGCTCGCGCAGCTCACGCTCATGCTCATCAATGCGAGCAAGCAGACCGCGCTTAAGATCGGGTTGTTTTTTCGCATCTTCGCTTGTGACATCTTGCTTCGTCAGCGCGTGAAGCCAGATAACCAGCTTCATCACCAAGTCGGCCAAGAAGTTCATTCAGCTTTGGCGACGTCGGGCGCAGCCTTCGCGGTCTTCTTGTTGTTGTAAACAGACCAGCCAACGCCAGCGATGCTTACGACAGCGCCTACAAGTTCAGCGAGTTGATCAGCACTGGCCAACCCTTTGGCGACGAGGAAACCACCGGCAGCGGTCAAGATGTGGCGAACGAGAGAGGAGAGATTAGGATTCATTTTTCTGTTTTTAGTTTGCGATACAGTTCGAGTGCTTTGACGGCGCAGGTTAGAAGCGCGGCGAATGCGCCAAGAGCTAACGATGCAGTCTTGAGATGAGGATCTGAAAATACCGCGTTCCCCAGAATACCGATGATCGGACCACCGACGCCGATTGAGATGTCTCTAATAAAAGCGTGGTGGTCCGTCATCGTGATGGTTAGTTAGCGAGCGGAGCCTGCGATTTGGCGGCTTCGAGAATGATTTCGGCCAGAGGTACTCCGACCTTTGCATTCTGGAAACCGCCAGCCTTGATGGCGATATCAATGAGTTGCAGCAGGGTGTTCGCTTGTTCGGCGGTCAGTTCAATTTTAATCATGCCGCCGGAGCATCGACGACAGTTTCGACGGGTGCAACCAAAACCGGCACAGCCTGCTCGATCAACGGAGGAACAACCTCAGGAGGAGGCACCACCGGATTCGCCGCTTTGTAAGCCGCGACAACCGCCGGAGTCCACAGCGCATTGGCGATATTCACCACCTCGGTTGGCTGGCCTTCCAGCGAGTCACCGGGATTCAATGTGTACTGAGAGACAATCTCACTGCCGACAATCGTTCCGCTGTTGTCGTAATCGATTCCGGTCGTAACGAACAGCGAGTTGTTCTGGTTTACCTGCACTGCGACAATGTTGACTGGTACGATCATTGGATGGTGGGGCTAGGGGTTTGGCTTGCGGCGTAGGCTGCGACAGCGGCAGGAGTCCATACGGCTCCAGCTATCGCTACAACCTGCTCGGGCTGACCCGTAAGGTCTGAGCCGGGAGCGAGACAGTAGCGGCGGAATGTGGAGGCTTTGACAACCTCGCCATCGACGATCTGGTCCGCAAGACGGACCTGAAGGACGGTTGAAGGAAGAACCTCGCAGAGCGAGAAAATGGTGCGTTCTGTTAGCATAGTATTAGACGTTGTACGTTAAGGTTGCAGCAACATAACGATTTAATCCGGCGTTATGAGTTGCAAATCCACCGGCTCCATTTGATTGACTAGAAGCAAACTCAATAATGGTTGAATTTCCTCCAAGTGCAGCAACAACATAACCAGTAAAAGTTGCCGCTAAATCCGTAGAAAACGTCCCGATGCTACCAACTCCATCGTTTGCAGATGTGAATGGCAAACCGGTAATCCTTATAATTCCACTTGCTCCAACTGTGCTAACACCTTGGAAGTAAATGCTTACTTTAACTTCTCTTCCAATCTTGGTATATCGTCCAGTTGTGGTTACAGCAACGGTTGGGCTTGTAGTAAGTCCGGCCAACGTCCCTGTCCAAGTCCCCTCCTCGTAATCGTCGAGACAGTTTGCATCGGACGAAACGATTTGAGCGGCTGGGAATGTGACACCAACGCCACTGGCTCCAGCGGTTCCACCTTTTAAAACAAGATTGCCGGTGGAGTTAATCGTCACGGCGGTGGTGCCTGCAATTCCAAAACTAAGCGAACTAAGAGCGGATGACGCATCAAGCGTCGGACCTGTCGCTCCAGCGGAAAGTGTCGCGTATTGCGTCAAAGCGCCAGATCGGCTGACTCGGATTCCAGTAGATCCAGATCCGACAACCTCAACAATATCAGCAGGAGAAGCGGTCTTAAAACCCACCCGATCATTCGTCGCATCAACCACCAGCGTCGTGGTGTCCACCGTCAGTGCGCCGGTGATGGTGGCGGAGCCAGCGGTAACGAGTCCGGCAACGGTCAGCGCATCGGTTGTCTTGTTGTAAACCAGACCGGCATCGCCTGCCAGATTCGTTCCGCCATCATTGAAGATGACCTGAGTCGTCGCACCGGGAAGGGCGACACCACCGCCAAGAGCGGTGTATATCTCAGTGAAGTTCTGGTTGGTATAATCGAACGAGGTCCGCAGCGGCGTCCCCGTTCCGTCGTTCGGCGATGCGCCGATATTGATGGTTTGCTTTGACATATATGACTAAATGAATGTTTCGTTAACCTACAGAAATTCGGTCATGTCCGCCGTGATGATCGTCACGTCCGCGCTTATCACCGTGTTATCCGCCGTGATATCAGCCGTTCCGCCAAGCGTCGCCGCTTCCCAGAGTAGGCCAATCTCCAGCAGAATGCGTTCACGCGGACTCATGCACGAAGCTCCCTGAGCCTCCGCAATTAGTGTGGCCGCATCGGCGCAAGAAATGTTTGCCATGATATTTTAGAACGGATGCGAAGTGATGAACCAAGCCGTACCGTTCGAAATGATGGTAATCGAATTCCATTGCGGGGACAGCACATGTGTGGCCGCTCCGTCAATCGTCTCGGACGCGTACGCATCGACCGTCACCGTATTCGCGCCAGCATTGATGCGCTTGAAAACATAGATACGACCAGCAACCAGCGCCGCCGGGGGCAATGTCAGCGTAATCGCGCCAGCCGTCGCATCGCAGATCAGGCAGTAATCGCCGCTCACCACGCTGCCGCTGGTCGTCACCGACCGATACGCACCGCGTGTCGCGCCGCCGCCCTGAAGATACGTCGCAATGCGGTTCTCCAGCGCCAGCTTGGCCAACTCAACTTCCCACGGAGAGCGACATCCCAGCGACGCCGCCTCGTTGATGAGCGTTGCCGCCTCGTCGCATGTGATGTTTGGCATATCGTTCTATGGAAAAATGGTTATCGTGCCATCGGACCAGCGCCGCGCTGCATCACCTCGGCGATAAATCCACCGCCGCCGGGAGTCGCACCCTCCTCTACCTCCATCTCCTCCTCCTCGCCGCGCTCGGCCAGCTTCTTGCCCTTGGACTTCTTCTCGTATCCGGGAATGGCCACACCATCAATCTCGATGACCTCCGCCTTACCATTCTTACCAAGAACGATAGTCGCCATAGTCTGGAACGCTTCGCCCTCCGCAAGGTTCTCGGGGATTTCTACGCCTTTTGGAATCGTAAATGACGGCATACGGGGAGCATTACGCGACCTATTGGGATGTCAATGTCTAAGCGATAACGGGCAATAAAAAACCCGCCACTAACTTTTCGGGCCAGTGACGGGGTGCCTCGTTGTGAGGCGATTTACAAGACATTCAACCTATTGAATCAACCGAGGCAACGATGTCCCAAAACAAAAAACCCGCAAGCATTTTCACGCCTGCGGATCTTTCGTATGAACCTCTGATCGATTACGAGCAGATGATCTGAGTCAGCGCGCCGGTGCAGCGGCGGAAGATGATCGTCATTCCTTGGTTTGTGAATACTGGCTCCGAAGCATGAACGAACTCAGCGTAATGCTGACCCTTCTTCTCCAGCGGATCGGCACAATCCACATCGAGCTTGTAGGCACCAGTCACCCACTGCCACTCGCCCATGTAGTTGGTCGGCATCCAGCTCAGATCGCCAACCCGATTCACGGGCCGCACGATGTGGCTCTTGAACACATACGGAGTCACGATGAACGCGGCCTCGTACGGAGCGGTCGTCCAGCTCGAATTGACGCTGAACACAGTACCATTGGTTCCGGCACCACTAGTGAAGGGCTGGACCAGCGTGTACTTGCCACCGGCATAGGTGAAGCGGGGCGGGAACAGATTCGGCACATGGCGATAGTTCTTAATCACCCGGTTCGCACCGATGCGCTTGAGCAACTCCGCACCGCTGCCACTGCCCATATCAGCCTGACGCAGATCCTCGCGGAACGCAGGGTTGTTCTGAGCGATACGCTGCGAAGCCTCCAAGCCGATGTATAGCGGAAATACCGGACCATCGCTGCTGTACGAGATGAAACCGGAGCTATCAGGATTCGTCGCACCGTTACGGATCAGCGTAGCAGCCGCGACATCGAGCATCTCTTGAGTCAACTCAGAGGTAGACTGATTGAGCGCCTGACCAGCCGATCCGGTCTGAATCCACGGGAACTCATTCACGCCAGAGGGAATCGTCTCGACCTGAGTAAAGGACGAGTCGGCCACAGCCTTGATCGCGAACTTCGCGAACGTATTCTGATAGCGAGTCTCCCATGAACGCTGAGCGCGGATCGAGAGCTTCTCCAAGTACACGCGCAAGAACGCCTCGACGCGATGATCGAAGGTCAGGTCATCCTTACACAAGAGCGGACCCTTGAGCGCGAAACGCTCAGGACTCCATGTAACGGAATTAAAACCAACCGGAACCTCGCTGTAGGTGACATCGCAAGCGCCGCCGTTGGAGCCGCTCGCCAGCGTAATGGCCGACCACTCCTCAGCCGAAGTCGGCTCGATGCTGGTCGTGTTGAACGAGGTCTGGGTCAAACCAGTACCTTGAGGATACTCGCCGCGCTCAATCATATTGAGCCACATCGAGCGATACGAGGCGCGTTTATAGACGTCCTGCGCGAGCGACTCAGTCGCTACGGCGAAGGCGTTGAAGACATTGGGACAAGCCATATTGAGAAAAAATTAAACCGACGTTATCTGCATTTGGTAGGCCATTCTATCCATCCATCAAACGATGGCGGACCGGACCTACGCGTTCTGACCGATGCGGAGCGTCATTGCCGCTTAGACAGTTTTGCGATGGCTGACCAAGCCTCCGCCTTGCTTAAGGTCGATAGCCGGACTGAGACACACTGGTGCCTATGGCGTCAATCAGAATAAGTCTTGCTCGGAAATACTATCGATGAGTTCGCTCTGGTCAGCAATGTAGCTTTTGTATCCCTTGATGATCGTTCCGATTCTGTGCGGCTGGATGATATGCTCCTTCGCGATGAATCCCCTGAACGTATACGGACCGGGGAATTGACCGGTCATCAGAGCGTAGAAATCTACGCCGTCGGTCTTGGAACCTTTGCGCGCATCGACTAGTAGCTTTCCATTCTCGTACTTGGTCGTCTTCACATCGATGCGAATGCCCGGTGGAATGGGAGGGATAATCGCGTCGTAGAGCGGATGCGGAGGCTCACGATCCGTGTCGATGTCGGGGTAGACATTAAATAGCTTACAGAAAGCTATCTCGCCGCACACGCCTTCCAGATCCACCGTCGCAGGATCATCCGCGCTTATCTTCAAGTTCGTAGTGTTGAAATGACGGTTATTGCCGTTGCGATTCTTGGCTACGAAGTGGGCCAACTTCCTCTCAGCTTGATTGAGAGAAATAACTTGACCAATTTTAATTTTACTTAACATGGTCAAAAAGACGGAAAATTTTTGAGGGGGGTATCGTAAACGAAGCCACCCCGCAAAGGGGGTGCCAACCTTGCCGGCAAGAATCATACCAATCCTAGGAAAAACAATCCTTTTGTCCCATTAGATTTACTTATCCTGACTATAAGTTCCTACGTGTTGCACAAACACTGTTATCTTCACTTCAAACGGGATTCACGCTCTGTTCCACGTGGAACAATTTGTCAGGCATGGAACCAAGCAAGTTAATGCTGACCGACGTGCTTTCGCCCGCTTCGCTCCATCCAAACACAAGCGCGCTTCGCTTCGCAACGGAGCCTAGAATGGATTCACGCACGCTTTCATCTTTGATTCCGTCTAGGTCGTACCCGTTTACCCGTTCAATCGTTGACGCTGCATCCTCCGCCAGTTTGCTCCGAACGATTGCAGACAGGCTTTCCAATGATTGGGTTTTCTTTTCAGTGCAAATCGTTTGCATTTGCGCCTTCAATTTTGTGATTCCCTCACGACTGGCGCGAGTCTGTAGTGTTGCCTGCGAAAGTTGCAAATCGTTTGCAATTGCTTTCCATTCCATTCCCGCCAGATAAAGACTCTTAGCCTGTTCCCATTTCTCTTTGTTCACGCTCACTTTGTCCCACAAAGCATGCCAAGTGTCCAAACAAAAACACCACTACATATGGTATACCCAAAATCCGACACCACTACATTTTGTACGCCACTTTATCGTTAAAATCCGAGCTTTGATTTGAAAGTAGGGTAAGGACAGCGGGGCTTTTCACTTCACTTTTCTTCACTTTTCTTTCGATTTATCTTGCTTTTCCATTCAAGCCATGCCTTCCCCCTATCCCTTGAAAGAATCTCAAAATAAATCGAAATAAAACTTGCAACCGACAGGCTTTTGCCCCATAGTGTCCCCAGATGAAATTCACTCCGATACTCGATTTGTGGGACAACGGCGTCCAAGACGCTCTCTATTCCGGCGCGCTCCGTTTGCAACGGGGGCAATGGGTAAAATGCGGCAAGGCTTCCCGTCCTTCCCGATTCGTGCGTGCTACCAAATCATCCATTTGGTGCGTTCACTATTCACCATGCCAGACAAAAGCTTTTGCCGAAGTCTGTGCAATCTTCAAACGCAAAGGATGGAAGTGAAACGCATCACCATCAAACGCCTATTCATTGCAGCTGCAATTGTCACCCTAGTCCTAATCCAAGCCTATCTAGAAACGTCCCTCAACTTCACTCCTAACCACTAACCACATGACAACCACTTATTTTACTTCCGGAGATTATCTCACGATCCGTTCTGAATCTGGTCAATATTCACTTCGAATTGACGGTGATTCGATTCAAGCGGTCAAAGATTCAATCCATGAAATGGATGCGGAAATTCAGCGGCTTATGCGACGGCGCGCCGTTTATTCTCAATTCGCAAAAGGTAAATCGGTTCAGTGTCCTTCGGCTCTTAAAATTTGAATCCTGAACCACTGGTTTTCTGAAATGGAAACCAGAATTCAGCATTCAAACTCAATCAAATCAAATCCCATGAAAGTCCTTGAATTTATCCGCCTCCGTTCCTTTGAAGATCCTTTCGTCATGGACGGTGAAAAGTGGCAATTCGTCACCGTCAAACGCGCCGACGGACAGGAAGATATCGGTGTATACCGCTTTGCAACGGACCTTTGCCACGACTACGCGGACTTCCGAAAACTCTTTAACTTAGCCTGATTCCCCGCGCTTCTCTATCGGCAACGGTAGGGAATAGCGGTCAATCAAAGCCGATCAAATCCAAATCAAATCCCATGAAAGAGACACTCGCTCAACTCTGCCTCCGCATAGATAGAACTCCGCGAATTCGAAACGAAGGAAAACCTCACGAATGCATTGCCATTCTCCCGTTTCCCGATTCGGAACGTTGGGCCGCTTTCCATCTTTCCGATTATTACGTTTCCGCCTCCGTTTCCGGCCCTTGCTTAGAGTTCCGGCCCATTCCCTCCGCAAAGTAAATCCCATCCCATCCCATCCCATGATCTTAATATCCCGCACTTTCGAAGTCATCACGCCAGAATCCGCAGAGGAAGGTGAATCCGCAGAATCCGGTTTCCTATCTGAAGGCGAAGCCGTGACTTTCCGAGAACTGGTTTCCCTTATGCGCGGCCATCCCATCCCATCATCAAGTCCTTGCTCCGGTTCCCAGTGGGATTGGCTTTCATCCCATTCCGAAACGGACTATCGCGATTGCTCTAATCGGACGGAATCCCTTCACCTTGACCGCTCAAACCATCCGCGCACGCTGAAATACTGGCGCAAGGCAATGATTGCTGCCGGAATCATCCGCATCAAGTGACTCCCCGCGAGAGTCTATCGGAAACGGTAGCCTCCGGCGGTGAATCATCCCGATTCCCGATTCAACAAATCCAAATCCAATGAAAACCATTGTCACAGAATTCCAATTCATCGAAGCGTTTCGCCATGCTGGTCGCGAAACTCAATTCACCGTCCCCGCACGCCGTGCGTTATTCGCGCATTTCGAACAAGTCGAAGAGGATTCAGACACTGAATTCACGCTCGACCCAATCGGGATTTGTTGTGAATGGGCCGAATATCCCTCCGCGCTCAAAGCCGCGAATGACTACGGCTTCAAAGGAAACGAGAACGACTCTGAGGAAGCCGCGCTTGACTGGCTTCATGAGCAAACGCAAGTCGTGACTTTCGACGGCGGACTGGTCATTCAACAGTTCTAACCCATTCCCCGCGCGTCCAATGAATTACTACGTGATGAAAACGAGTCTCGCGAGCGGCTCCAAACCTCAGCTAGTCCACTGGTCCAAAACCGAATCGGACGCCGTCGCCTATGCGCGCCAGCAACTTGACCTGTGGCGCGAAGTGGGCGTTGCCAATCCCCCGCGCTACGAAGTCCACTACAGCGGCTTACGCAATCCTGTCGCCCTCTGGTCTAGTCTGGACTAAATGACCTATCCTACGCGCATCATGCGAAAGCGTGACGCGACAGGGTAGGCCACAAGTCCTCCTCAATAAATCACGAATCATGAATCCAAAATTGCTCCCCATCCTTGAACGCATCATTGCACGCGATACGATCCTGCAATCATTCCACGCTGACCGGCTCCCGCAATCCGCGCTTGCTTACATCCGACAAAATTACCGCATGGACTCGTTCCTATCGGACGAGGATCAAGACCTCATCGAAACTCTCGCGCCTTTCGCGGACGATATTGCAGACTCGTTTCGCGAAGATGAATCGTCGGACGCATCTAAATATCACCTATTCGATGACGGCTCCTTGTGGCTCAGCACAAACGCCTATTCGTCAATCTGGGCGGACGCTACAGACTTTGCGGTCGAAATCCTCCTCCCGCGCATGGAATTATCCCGCATGGACGCGGATCTTCTCCGCGCTATCGAAATGGACGATGCGGTCGAAAGCGTTCTGGCCGACTTTTATTCATCCTTCGCCCATATCCTGAACCGTGATTGCGGCATCCCCTATTCCGACGCAAGCGAACATTGGAACGCCTATGCGCGCCAGCTAAGCTACGGCGCACGCGAGGAAGCAGAGCTTGGCGGCTCCGAATCAGGACGCGCCGAAGGTCTTCGTTTCGCAGAATCATTCACCACCAAAGCCTGAACCAATGAAAACCCATACCCCCGGTCCTTGGCTTGTCCGATTCGATGAGGATCAATTCGACCCGACGCATTCGACTCTTAAGATCATCGATGGCCGTGAAGAATCGGTGAACCATACACACGGCGCGCTATCCCTCGCCTTCATCAACGTAAGCGCCTTCGCCCCGCACATGGACGAACCGCTTGCAAATGCGACGCTCATCGCCTCCGCGCCTGAGATGCTGGAGGTGCTGGCTCTGATTTACGCAAACGCCGGAGAATCGCCCGAATGGATTCGCGCTAGAATTGCCCCGGTCATCGAAAAGGCGATTGGAGGCAAACTGTGAGCCATACCCCCGGACCTTGGACAACCAAGAAAATCGACACCGGAGTTTACGATATTTGTCGTGTCGGTAACGATGGCTTAAGGACTAGAGTTTGCCGCCTGCACGCATCTCAGATCGAGCCGGAACATGGCGGAGATGTTAAAGCCAACGCCAATCTTATCGCCTCCGCCCCCGCTATGTTGGACGCTCTTCAACGCCTCGCGCACCCTATGGCCGACGACGACGACTTGTACCACGCATTCGCCATCATCGCGAAGGCGAAAGGGCTTTAAGCCGCTCCGGTTATCCCGTAAACCCTGTCCGCGCATCAAATCCCACGAATAAAACTCAATCGCGCATCAAATCATGCATCCATTGCTTCTTTCGGCCCTGATTCAGATCGAATCCCACGGAAACGATCATGCCAAAGGCCGTCACGGCGAGCTTGGCGCGCTCCAGATCAAACCGATTCTTGTTCGCGATGTTAATCGCATCATGGGGACGCATTACGCGCACGCCCAAGTCACCAACCGCGCCGTCGCGCTCTTTATCGCTCGCGCATATCTTTCGCATTACGGACGCAATCTCAGCGACGAATCGCTGGCGCGCATCTGGCAGGGTGGGCCAAAAGCCATCCATCGATCATCCTCCCGCGCTTACGGTCGTCGCGTCATGCGAAAACTTTCCTCTCTCGAAACAAACCAAACAACAGCAAGAAAATGAAACTAACTATTCAATCCAAACAGAACGCCCAGACCATCGTTGACCTTTTCAACGCCATCCTAACCGGCGAGGAGCAAGAACACGGCGCAACCCCGCTCAGCATTTACGACGACAACAAACATATCTGCTCCCTCATCGCGAAGGACGGCCATCAAATCCTCGAACTCATCATCGAACGCGAAGACGGCGACGTGCTTCGCCCCGGTACTCCTGATCTGGAGACGCTATGATGAACCGAAATATCCCGCTCGATGAGTTGGCCAAACAACTTGAGCTGATGGCTGATGATTTTAAGAATCCTTTCATCGCATCCGCATCAACCCGTCTCGCGCACGTCGCCGCCGCGCTCACCTGCCTTCAGGACGCGCTTTTTTACGTCAGGATGTACAAGTGCGCGGATACGACCGGCGAGGGCGAGAAACGACGACAACAACTCATCGACGATTCGGAGTTCATCATCGACCTCATCCGCGCCGGAGGGATGTATCCATGAGCCGCAACCTGTTCGCGAAGCCAGTCTACAAAGTCCAGCTAAGCGGCGCGATTGGCTGGTCCGACATGAAGGAGAAGGTCGTCAGTTACCGCACGGTCGAATTCTCCTCGCGTAAGGATGCTGAACGAGCGGCTCGCGAGCTAAACCCCGGCGAGTACACGCAGGGGCGGATTCGCGTCGTCCCGGTCGAACTCAGCGAGGACTACGATGTGTATCCGGTCGTCGAGCGAATCCAATCCTGATAACTTTTCGCCGGATAAAAAGTAGGCCAATAAACCTCATTCGCACCATGCCATTTCATCGATTCGATTCTAGCGCGGACACACGCGAAACCGTCCGTAGAGCCGCCAAACAGCTTACGAACGCTCTACGGGGCATTTCTGATCGATTGCGAGGCATTCCCGCTGCCCTACATGACCGACAAAGCGACAAGAACACTTCACATATCCTTTTCCGAAACGGAAGCGGCACCGCCCCCAAAGGCGGAGCGCAAGCATTCCGTTTTCGGAATAAGCCTCTCCCCTTTTTTAGAAAGGGGAGGCTTATCTTTAGATGAGCTAGGTAGACCAAGGGTAACTTAGAAGGAGCCATTGGTAGATTTACGTTGACTAGACGACAAAAGAGACTTATCTATTTTCCACCATGAGTTACTTATCAAATGGCTCCACGCTCCGGTCCACGTTTCGAGAAATGCCGCCGAAGAGGCACAATCTGAATTCGGAGAAGTCCGAGTTGTTGGCCTACATTGTCGAGACGATTGGCGGTGGATTGGTCGAGGCTAATCGGGCGTTCGGCTCGATGCGGAACGTCAAGAGTCAGGTCTTGGTTTTTGATCGAACCCATCGGGTCTGGCATGGATGCGATTGGAAGCCGTCCGATGAGGAGGCTCAGAAGGATCTTGAGTCGCGCAAGCTCTCGGACCTGCGTCGCGAAATCGCCCAGATTTGGAAAGCTATCAACGCTCTTCGCAAGGGGAAGCAGCGCAAGAGAAAGCAGAAGGCCGATGACGAGAAGTCTGCCCAACCAGAGCTAGAACCTGTGGCCGACTCATCCATCGACGACCTTCTCGCCAAGTACCGTAGCCTTTCCGAAACCGACAGTTCAACCGGCAACTAACCCAGAAAAATTATGACCGACCAGAAAATAGAAATCCTATTCGCCAGCATCGAAAAGATGAACAAACGCCTCGGATCGATTGAGGCGATGATGAAAGCCACTACCAAGAAGATCAGCGACATCGAGGATTCGTTCCAATCGGACAGCGACGACAGCACATGGGAAGGATTTGGTCCGAAGCCAGAGAAAACGCCCATCAATCCGAACGCTGAGCAGCACACTCTGGAACTCCATCATGGCCCGTACACGATCTACCGCCACGATGGCGAGTCAGATAAGGAATGGCAGCGGCGCAAGGACCACCTGATGGATCAGCGTATCACGTTCCTCAACGGCAGCGGCCAGAATGGAACGCCGGAGCAGGTGGCCTACCTTCAAAGAATCGAAGAACGCCTCGGTCGAAAAGTTTTCGAATATCCTCTTGCAACGACTTGAGACAACTGCGAGGCTACGTCCGCAACAATGACCAATTTTCTGCAATCAGACTTAGAGCGCGAAGGGAACTCGCGACAGGGTGTTAGTGGATTTTCGCCCGTGACTGAACACCTGATTGCAACCCCTTTTCAGCGTTCGGGCATAGAGAGGAGCGAGATGCTCTTACGGGTTTACACATTGGTTTCCCAAGTTAACACCCGAACGCTGTCGATTTCTACGAGATGAAAGTCTTCACCGCCAAACAAACAGCAGCCATGCTCCAAATCTGCTGCGAAACGCTACGGCGGATCGTGCGCCATGACGGCGTCCAGCATAGAAGGATTGGCCGACGAATCTTGTTCACCGAGTCCGACATCGCCGCGATTCTGACGAGTCGAGCGACAACCGGAGCAGTGAACCCATACGCAAGAAAAACAAAGAAACAACAAGAGAATACAAATGAGCAGCAACCTATTAGCAACAACGCAACCGCAACCGCCAGTCAGTCCTGACGGAGAGTTTTACTCCCGCATCGGAACATCGCTTGAAGCGGTCAAGGAACTCGGATCGTGGATTGCGCGAAGCGGAGTCTTCAACTGTCAGAAGGACGAGCAAGGCAACATGATCGCCCTTGAATGCCTAGCCACTCGCAAAACTCCGTTCGACTTCAAGCGAGAGTTTCATCTGGTCAACGGCTCGTTGACGATGCGCTCAGACGCCATGCTCGCTGGATATCGGACTCGGGGCGGTAAGGTCATTTGGAAGCAGTTCGATTCGACTGCTGCTATCGGAGTCTGGAAATTCGACGGCAACGAATGCGAAATCGGATTTACGACCGAGGATGCCAAAATCGCAGGACTGCTTCCCGCCAAGGCTGGTTCTGGATGGCAGAAAGATCCGGCAGCTATGCTTCGTGCGCGCTGCATCTCCAAGGCTATTCGAATGCTCGCACCTGAAGTTGTTGCTGGCGTCTATACCCCGGAGGAGGCTGCTGATTTTGCTGCGCCGTCAACACCCACCATCACCGCTACGACGCGCCAGACGGTCAACGTGACGCCGGAACCGGCCTTCTCGCTCGTTGAGAAATTAGAGCAGATTCTTGAGCCACATTCTGATATCGCGAATGCGTTCCTCGTCAGCAAGAACTTGATCAAGGAAGGCCAGAACTTCCGCGATGTATCCACCAAGGTGGCCAACATGATCGTCGCCGATCCTGACAGCTTCATCTCCAAGGCTAAGGCGTTCGCTAACCCGCCCACCGAATGAGCATTCTCAATCAATTCGTCAACCTCGACATGCCAGCGGAGAAATATCACGCCGTTGACGCTCTCTCTAAGTCGATGATGTCCAAGATCCTCAAGTCTCCGGCTCACTACAAAGCCGCGCTGGAGGAGCATCAGGAGCCGAGCAAGGCCATGCAGATGGGTACGGCGATTCATACCGCTGTATTGGAACCGCAACTCTACTCGCAAGTCGTCGCTGTCGTTCCGCCGGACATCGATGGACGTACTAAGGAAGGCAAAGCGTGGAAGGAGCAGCACAAGAGCCGCATCCACCTGACTCACGCTGAAGACATTGATGTGCAAGGAGTGGCCAACTCTGTCCGTCGCCATCCGTTCTGGGACATCATTCATCTGCCGCATAGGATCGAAGCCAGCGTGTTCGCTCAGGACGAAGAAACCGGCATTGCTCTCAAGGCACGTCCCGATCTGTGGATCGAGGGTCATACGCTCGTTGACATCAAAACGACCGACGACGCATCGCCCGAAGCCTTCCTGCGAACCATCGCATCGTTCGGCTATCACATTCAGGCCGCGCACTATCTGGAGATGACTGGCGCTGATGCCTTCGTCTTTGTAGCGGTCGAACGCAAAGCGCCATACGCCGTCGCCATTTACAAGTTGGATGCCGAATGGCTTCAGGCTGGTGCGAATCTGCGACGCAAAGCAATCTCGACGCTGCACGAATGCCGCGCACTGGACAGTTGGCCAGCCTATCCAACAGCGACACAAACCCTTTCATGCCCTAAGTGGGTCTTGAATAAATCCGAAAACTAACCACCGAATAAATTATGTTCACAGTAAACCGCAAGGATGCCGGAGGCAGCTACATCAACGCCGAAGGCGACTACACCGTCACCGTCTCTAAGATAGAGGAAACCCTCGATGCGAAGGGCCGCGAGGTCTGTAAGGTGACCTTCAAAACTGAAGATGGCGCATCCATCACTGACCGCTTCATCAATCAGGAGAATGTCTGGTTCCGCGTCAATCAGCTCGTCGCAGCAACGAAGCACAATGTTCCTGATGGAACCGAGTACGACTTCCTTGGCGTCAAGGGCAGTTACGCGGCGTTCCTGAAGTCGATGACCGGCTTGGAGTTGCTCATCACCGCTCGCTTTGAGGAGTATATGGTCAACGGCGAGACGAAAAAGACGCTTCGCATCAAGAACATGCGCGAGGTTCCGATTGCCGAAGTCGATGGCGACGATCTTGATCCGAAGCCGTTCTAAAACGAATCACGGAGGGGAGCGCATTCCGAGATAACGCTCGAAACTAAGACCTAAAATTTGTATCTATGAGAGTAAAACTAGCAGCAATCACAAAACCAATTATCGGTGACGGCGCTTTGACCGCATCCGATTTCATCACCTACGCAGCGCGAGTCAGCAATCCGAGCAATCAGATGAGTCTGCTGACCGCTCCAAAGTTATTGGCCTACTGTATCAAGAACGGCCATTGGAGCATCTTTGAGCAGGCCAGCATGACGGTCGAGATTCAGACAAGCCGCGCCATATCCGCTCAGATTATCAGGCATCGCAGCTTTTGCTTCCAAGAGTTTAGCCAACGCTATGCGCCGTGCGACGAGGTTGAACCTGTCGAGCTTCGCACTCAGGACAGAGCGAATCGTCAAGGAAGCGGCGACATGTATCCGCAGGAGTGGGCCATGAATGTGGTTGCTAAGTCTGTTGAGCTTGCGTTCACAACCTATCGAACACTGCTTAGGGAAGGCGTGAGCCGCGAGACGGCACGAATGGTTCTCCCTCTCTGCGCTCAAACGACGCTGTACATGACCGGCAACATCCGATCATGGATTCATTATCTGGAGCAGAGATGCGCGAAGGGTACACAGAAAGAGCATCGTCAGATCGCCGAAGCTATCCGCGACACGATCTTCGCAGTCGAATTCCCACACGTCCACGCAGCAATCGAGGAGGCACTATGAGCGACAGAATACAGAGCATTATCAAAGGCGGCACCGGAGTGTACAGCATCAGCAAGAAAGAGGCTGGAGAAATTCACAAAGCGGCTAAGAAGGTTAAAAACTATGCGGTCAGTTACTGGACACGGAACCGGAAGAATAAGGAGTCGAAATGAGCGATACAATCATCCTTGATAGCAAAAAGTGCAACGCACAGTTACTCACAATCCACTCCGATGGACGCATCACTGTAGCCGAGCATCTTAAACCTACGGAGACAGCAGCGAAGGTGTTACAGATCATGCGTGAACAATGGATGGATAGCATTCAATCCAAAAAGATTAGGGAACAAGATGACCGCATCAAGATGTTGGAGGAGGCAGGGGATGTACTATGCGCTGCTGCCGCCTTTATGGGGTGGCACATGGAGATTGAGAACTGGAACAAAGCCAAGGAGGCCAAGCCGTGAGTGATACACCGAGGATGAACCTTGCGCTTCGTAAGGCACAGGAAGATTGCACTGAATCATATCTATTAACTGAAGGCCTGAAACTCGAACGCGAACTCAACGCGGCCAATGAGATGTTCAGGAAACTGAATATTCACGCTCTCAATCTGGCTGACCGCATCAAGCGGTTGGAGGCGGATCTAATGGACGCGAAGAACCAGTACGCCGCGCTGGTTGCAGACGTTGCGTTGTACGAGGACAGGGGCGAGCGCATAAAGCGGCTGGAGGAGGCGGGTGATGCACTCGCCAACAATCACAACCCGTTTACGTTTATTGACTGGCTCAAAGCGAGGGAGGACCAGCTGTGACTATCACAATCAAATCGTGGATCATACCAATATTTATTACAGTAATTATGTTGTGCGTCATGGTCAGGCCATACCGTTCTAGTGGGCAGTATGACTTTGGAATGGTCTTTCGGCTGTTTTGGCTGATACCTATTGGAGCCGTTTGGATAATTTATATGGGAATTCTTTTAATTATTAAGGAGGCAAAGCCGTGAGCGATACCCCCATCTCCGACTCAACACCGCACAACATAGCCGAGCTGGGTATGCTATGCCGCAAACTCGAACGCGAACTCAACGCGGCAAATGAGCGCATCTCAAAGCTGAACGACTACATTGCCGCGCTCGAAACATCAGGTGACTTGATGGCCAACGAACTCAGCTATGGATATGACGTTGATATGTGGAACAAATCCAAGGAGGCAAAGCCGTGAGCGATATTGAACATGAACTGATCGCCACTCTATGGGATTTGAAAGTAGCCAAAGATCGCATCGACAAACTCACCAAATCCAATCTGCAACTCCGCGAAGGCTGCGAGGAGCTGAAGCAGCGCATAAAGCGGCTGGAGGAGGCTGGAGATGAGATGGAAAAATACTGCCGTGATTATTACTCCAGCAATAGATGGCGCAAAGCCAAGGAGGAGAAGCCGTGAACCATATTGGTGACACCAACAAAATGGTTAGCGACACACCGAGGACGGACGCCGAATTGGAGTTTGATCCAACATCAGTCGATGAAGTTTTGGATTGGAGCCGCCAACTCGAACGCGAACTCAACGCGTCCAATGAGCGGATCAAGCGGTTGGAGGAGGCGTTGACGGTGATGCTGCGCCAGATGCAAGGGCGCAAAGCCAAGGAGGCCAAGCCGTGAGCGAACCAATCAACGACGGAGGACCGGCGTTTCCGATGGGGTATCATCCCGAAGGTAACAATGCTGACCATTTCGGCATGACCCTTCGCGACTACTTCGCTGCAGCGGCGTTGCAGGGATTGATGGCATCACGAAATTTCCTTGATGAATATGATGGGCCATATGTGTACGAGATTGCCGATGCAATGCTCAAAGCGAGGGAGGCCAAGCCGTGAGCGACACACCAATATCCGACTCAACCGCTCACAACATAGCCGACCTCGGTATGCTATGCCGAAGACTGGAGCGCAAACTAGCCGCGACTCGGAAATACCTGAGTGAGGTTTCAGAGCGAGCCAAGCGGCATGAAGAGGTAGAGCGACTCGCAGCGGCGCGACTGGCGTACATACAACAACTTGAAACCGAGAACGACGAAATGCGAGCGGATCTTCTACTGTGGAAGGAGTCCAAATGAAAGACAGCCCCGCATTCATCTACATCCACGCATTTAACGGCATCGTTCGCGTAGAGAGCTTAGACACAGCCAAGCACGTCGATCAAAGCCCAGAGTGGAAACACGTTGCGACAATCAACCCTCACGTTGTGCTTGAGAGCATCTTGAGAGCGACGATTAAAGACAGAAATCAGATCATCAAACACCTACTGACATGAAACACCTGCACGAACTACCAGAAGACGACCGGCTGAGGAATGTGGCGCTCAAGGACATCGACGTCCGTATCCGCTGCCGTCACACAAAGACGACCCGCGATCCTCGACTCTGGAAGATCAAGCACGACACCTACAACCGACTTGGAGACAACTGGAAGATCAACTTCGATTTCATCCTGCAACCAACCCCATAACCGACACCATTTACACCTCCGAATAGCTATGAGTACCCACATCAAAATCGAAAACCAAACCGAAGTCCCCGTTCTTGTTGCTCTTTTCGAGCAGCCTAAATGCAACGACCATCCGACACGCTCGGCTGTTCTTAAACCCGGCGAGAGCTGCGACTGGGGCAGTGGCTCCGTACCGCTTGGCAATTACCAGTGCTATGCGGTTATGAGCGGTGATGCGTCATCCCATGACGAGTGGGTGTGGCACTTCCCCGGCGTTGCTAAGGTAGTAGCTCCGCTGGAACTAGGCTTCAAGTTATGGCATGCAGGCGACATCGACTGGGCCAACGTCAAGGCGATGAGCAGTGACGATCTGAACGCTACGTTCGGCTCCACCTACACCTCGGCTAAGAGCAGCACGAAGAGTTGGAACGGAATGTCTTCCTGCATATTCCACATTCGCGGCGGTCCTAGTTGGGTCGAGGAAACGGAGCAGGTAGGCATCTACCGCCCGAAGACCATCGCCTACAATGGCGTTCAATCGACTCCGATGAAGAGCGAGTGATTATGAAGAAACCAGCCAAATACACAGTTATCACCATCGACTCGGCGCTCCACGAAGAGGTTCGCAAACATTGCGACGAGAATGGTTTGAAGATCGGATTTTTCGCCAATCAAGCGTTAAGGAAGTTGCTGAACAAGAAGTGCGCCACGACGCAATCGAGCGCGCTTTCTACCGACA